TAAAGGATTATAATTTTGTTTTTCCATATTTTGTGTAACAATAGTTTGATTAGTTAGTTCTCGTATAGAATAATTATATTCTTTTAGTTTTCTAATTGCTCCTTCATTTTCATTAATATTATCTTGGTAATAAGAAATATATTTCTTTTGGTCTAATATTTGTTTATAAAAATCGTTTATTATATGAGTTAATTTTGCTTTTTTATCTAAATAATCCTGTATTTTATTTTCATATTTATACATGTCTATAATTTGTAATAATTCTGTATAATTTTGCTCTAAGTTTTTTATAAAAAAATTATTAGTATCTTTTAATATTACATCTATTGTTACTTCTTTTATTAATGATTTTAATGAATTAATTTCACTTATATATTTAATTAAATCTAATTTTAACTTATTTTCCAGTACTATAAAATTCTTATGTTGACTATATAATTCTACTAAATTAATATAATTTGGATTGTTATAGTTATTCACCTCTAATAAAATATTATTTATCATAAATTTTATTTCTTCTGGAACTAAATTATTTTCTTCTAATAAATTATTATAATATAAATAGGATTGGTCCGTATATTTAGTTTGAATACCCGAAGAAAGAAAATCATAATTAATATGAAAAAGAAATAAATAATTTTCTTTTATTTTTTTTAATAATGTATAAAACTTTACATCTTCAAATTCTAATATTTTTTTTATAAATTCATCCATAAAATCATTTTTTATACAATTATCCAATGATACTAAATTATAGAGTTCTAATTCATTTATATTTTTATTATGAATTTCCAATTCATTTATATTTTTATTATGAATTTCCAATTCATTTATATTTTTATTATGAAGAAAGGTATAATTAGGTTTATTAATATAGTCTAAATAATCTTTTTTTATCAAATCCTGTTTTATAATTGAAAATATTTTATTTATATTACTGAAATAAGTATGATTGAGTTTAGGTTTATAGGAAGTAATTTGATTAATAATTTGTTGTTTTTTTTCCTTTTGGGAAAATAAATGTTTTTTACGATCAGATTGTAAACATTGGAAGATATCATAAATTTGGTTTTGTAAATCATAACATTTTTGTAACATTATGGTTTAAAAAACAGTTAGATAAAACTTTTAGGAATTTTACTTATACGTAAAAATTCAACTTTAGGAATTTTACTTATACGTAAAAATTCAACTTTAGGAATTTTACTTATACGTAAAAATTCAACTTTAGGAATTTTACTTATACGTAAAAATTCAACTTTAGGAATTTTACTTATATTAAGTAATATTAGAAATATTTATTTATGAATGTAAATCATAATTAATAATATCAAATTATAAACACCTTACGGTTTAGTCCATAATTATCATACGGATAATAACAATTATCATATTAATTATAATTTATTTGACAGAGTTAACAGCATCCTCATTTAACTCCTTTAGATTGTTTGCAAACAGTAGAATAGTTAGTAGTAGGCATTTTATACTATTATAAAATATTTTTTTATTTTAATAAATTATAAATAATTCAGTTTATTCTTTTTGATAATATTATTAAAAATCTTCATCAATCTCATTTATTTTTGATAATCCTAAATAACTATCGCATGCGATTTCTAATTTTTTATTTAAGATTTGATAAAATTTATTATTATTTTCGTAAATTTCCTTTACTTCACTTTTTAAGTTATTAATCCATTTTTCGTGCATTTCATCAAAAAATTTAATAATATAATTTGGATACTCAACATTTTTCATTTTTTTTGAAATATATTCAAATGGAGTGCTATTATCACATTTATTACCCCAATATTTCCCTTTATTTTTAATATCTTTAATATCTATTAAATATTTATATATATCTTTATGATAATCAGAATAATATAAAAACATACATTTTTTTATTTCATTTTTTATATCTTCTTTCAATTCATTATCCCAAACCCAATCTATATTAATAATTCTATTTTCATTTAAAATTAAAATAAATGTATTTATTTTTTTACCTTGAAATTTTTGTATATCCTTATCATTATTTGAATTTGGATTATATATTAAAAATCTTTCCATTAATACTTCTATCATAGTATCCCAAAAATTAAGTTTAGATAAATCAGATTTTAATATAATATGATAAATTTCAGTTTCAGTATTTCCAATTATATTAAACTGTAATTTATTAATATTGAAATCGTTATTATTTGCTTCTAATTTAATATGTTTAAAAATATTCCAATTAATATTATTATTCTTAATTATCAAATTATTTTCAATAATATTATCTACTTTATTTACAGTTTCTAATAATTTTTTTTCCTTACTACTATCAATTTGAAAAAAATGTGTAATATTATATAAATCCGCCGGACTCATATCAGCAAACTTTAAACTACTATATAATTGTATCATATATATCAATATTACTGAATCAAAAACCTTTAATTTTTTAAAATTATTATTTTTAATATATTTTTGTATTTTTATCATTCGTTTTTTAATAATATCTAAATATTCATTATATTTAGGTTTGTCTGATAAATTACATAATGGAAACTCTTTTAGTCCATTTTTACAACATTTTTTTTTACAATATTGATGCTTATTTAAAAAATCGTAAAAAAAAATAGGTTTTTTTTCTATAATATTTATAGTAGATAGTTTTTTTAAAACAGTATTTAATTGCGATTTTTTAAAATCCGAGTTTATATCTTTATTATTTACTATATTTAAAATAACTTTATAAAAATACAAGTTATATTTTATACAATGATATCCCCAATCAACTTGTTCTTTATTTTCAGAGTCTTTTATTTTTTCGTTTTTAATTAAGTAATCATTTATATTTATATTAGTATCTAATAATTCAATAAATTTTTTTTTGTCTATTATATCATATATTTTTTCTAATCGAAATGTTTTTTTTAATTTAGGAAAAAATTCTACATACCCTTGTTCTCCAAAACGAGAATGAATATCATCATTATTATTTACTAATCCAAAATAAATTTTATTTTTTGCTCTTGTTAAAGCAACATGTAAATGTGATTCATAAATTAAACTTATATCATTTTTACTTACACACTTTAGACTATTCTCTGTAGTTCCTAATATAAAAACTACTTCTCTGCCGTCTCCCTTAGAAGTTCTAATAGACATAATACGGGTTGCCTTAATAGAATCTTTAGTATTGATACAGGAACCTTCGGTATGTTTATGTAAATAAACATATTGTGTATATTCATTATGATTATGTTTTTCCCAATATTCATTTGTAATGGAACCCATATTTTTAAACTTTTTAATCCAATATTCTTGTAATTTTGTTTGTAATTCAGAAGCAATAATATTTCCTTTCATTATAGGAAAAATAAACATAAAATTTTCTGGATAATAATTATTTAAATCTACCTCATTATCTACAAGTTCTATTATTTCACTAACATATTTATTAATTTTTTCATCATCACTATCATTCGCATATATCATAGGAGAATCAATTATTTCAATTGTTTGATAATTAATTTCTTTTAGTTTAGTATCACACTTTATTTCTGGTAAGGAATATTTTTCAAATTTAATTATTTTATTAATTCTATTATACATATCTTTAACTTTTATACGTCTATTATCATTTTTATACTCCATAATATTTATTTTAATATTTGGTAAACCTTCTATTATAATACTTGTTAAGAAATTATCTTCATTTTCCAATGTCTGTAGTTTATCTCCTACTATATTAATGTCGATATTTGTATCTAACATTAATCTAGTCATAGCATATAAATATTCGTTCTCTAAATCCTGTGCTTCGTCAATCCATATTTCGGTTTGTTTATTTAAATAAAGAAGTTGACCAGCATATTTGAAAAAACCATATTCAGAAACTTTAGACATACCATTTTTTTTTATAGTTTTCAAAATTCCAGAAAAAAAATTAATTCCATTCTCTTGCGTGTCTGATAAATTATAACAAAATGAATCTATAGTTCCAATAATAACTATACATTCTCGTTTAGTTTGTTTATGTATATATTTAATAACAAAATGTTTAATCGTATTTTTTTCTGTTTTTTCAATTAAATTTTTTATATGATAATCTTTTCTTTTTATTTGGTCTGTTAATTCTTCATAAATTACATTTTTAGCAGAATGTTGTTTAGTAATAATAATAAATGTTTTTTTATCAATATTTTCAGCTATAGATTTCCAAATACCATATGTTTTTCCATTTCCGGCTCCTTGTTGATGTATAGTTAAATTACATTTAATTACATTTTTACCTTCCCAAAAATCCCATATATTTTCAGGGTTTGTTTTTAAAACTTCAATCACACTATTTATATCTTTATATTCTTTTAATTCAATCATCTTATTCTTTATCTTTTGTAATTCTATCTTAAAAACTTTATTATTTATTTCAAGTAAAATATATTCGTATTTTTTAATAAAAGATTTATATTTCCATGATTTATTAAAAATAATCAAATAATTATTTGAAGATAATTTTTCACATATTACATCATCTGTATTACCATCCACTAACCAAATAATTTCTTTACCAAATTTATCCCAATCATTAAATCTATTTTCAATTTCTTTATTTGAAATATTAGAGTGTTGTATTTCGCAAGTCCTTTTATTATTTAATAATATATCTGCTCTTCTACAAGTATTAGTGTCTATCGAAGAGCAAAAGAATTTAATTTCACGCATTTCTACTGGAAATAAGCCTTCCATTTTATTATGCCATTCGCCAATCATTATATTATAAATATTAAATCCTATATTTAAATATTAATAATAATTCAGTTTATTCTTTTTGATAAGGTATTGTATATTAGTATTATTATTTATAATTTGAAATATTAAATCCTGTAATGTTTGATTTTCATATTTATATAAACTAATTTTTATATTACTAAGTTTTCTTTGTAATTTACGAATTTTACTAATATATGTTTTATCTATATATACATATATATTTTTATCTTTATTTAGTTCATTATTATAATTTTCTTTATTTTGATTTAGTTGTAATAATAAATTATTTGTTGCTAAATCAGTTGGAATAATATTAGCTATACTAATTTCTTTTACTAAATCTAATTTTATACTAAGTTTTTTGTAATATAATTTCATATCATTTAATTTAGTTAATTCTATATCTTCTTTTTCTACTAAGTTTTCTATTTCTAAATTATAATCAATCTCTTTTTCACTAATTTGATTTAGTAATATATCTTTTTGTAATAGAAGTTCGGTGGATTGTATTTTGAATTTAGAAATAATTTTTAAACTAATATCTTGGGATTGAATAAATTCATTTTCCTCTTCTAACATATAAATACATTCCCTAATATTTTCCTTTTCTAACTTAGTGTATTTACTTATTTTTAGTTTTCTATTATAAATCTTTATTTGGGTAATATTTTCATCAATAATTTTATTATTTTCGGAATTACCTAAATCAATTTCCTTTTGTTGTTGTATAATTATATCACTAAGTTTCAATTCTATTTCTTGGATTTGATTTTGTATTAATTTAGTCTCTTTATCCAACTTTTGTTTTAGCATATTCTTTTCCTTCGTACTATTTTTTATAAATGTTTCATATTTTATTAAATATGAATCCATTTTCCTTTTATATTTATCAGTTTTCTTTATATAATATTCCAGTTTAGTATTATATGTATAAGATAAATTATAGTAATCATTGAATTTTATTTTCTCTAAATTTAGTTTAGCAAAAATAGTATCAATAGTATTTAAATATTCGAGATTTTTTTTTTTATTTTTAATATTATAAAGTTTATATTCTCTTTCTAATTTTAAACTTTGTATTCTATTTTCGGTTTCATTAATCTTATTGATAAAATTATTTTTCAAAGTTTGATTATTATACAGTAATGAATTAATATTAAGTTTTATTTTAAGGAATGAATTTATTTTTTCTTTTATCACATTATTATCACTAACTATTTCCATATTATACAATTATACATTTATAAAGATAATATTTTTTGATTTAGTTCTTCAATTTCCAATAACTCATCTATAGTTAGTAAATTATCTTTTTCTTCCTTTTCCATTTTAGTAATTTCATGTTTCAATTCTGTTCTTTCTAATATATACTTATTATTTCTTATTTTATCTGTATTTTCTTTTAAAATTTTATTGGAATTCGCTATTTTTTCTGTAATATTCCTTATTTGATATCCAACTGTTTTTTTAATAAAAAGTGGATAAATTGTATCTAACAGGAATTGATTTAGCATTTTTTTATTTTCAATACATTCTAGCGATTGTTCATTTAATAATTTTTCCTTCATTATTTTAAAATGTTCTTGATTTGTAACTAATAATAATTTAATATGTTCCTTATTATTATTTTTATATATATAATCTATTTTCTCTTCATATTTATATCTATTTTCATCTAATAATATATTTACACTTTTATATTCTATTTGTAAAGAAGTTAGCTTATAAGTTAATTCCTCTATTTCCTTCTCTCTTTCTAAAATTAATTGTTGGTTTTTTATTTTATCTTTTATATTATTATTATCATTAATATTAACATTTGTATTAACATTTATATCATTATCATTTTTAATATTTCTAATATCTTCAAGTTCTTTTTTAGTAGAAATAATTTCATTTTCTAATTTAGATCTATTTTTTTTATGTTCTTCTATTAAATTTGTATATTCTAAGTTTTTCTTTTTAATATTATCAAAATATTCCTTTTTTTTATCAATATGTACTTCATTTCTAATATACATACGCTGACTTTTAATATAGGAATTAAGAAATGACAAATTTTGCCGATTAATGTATTCGTTTTCACTATTTACACTTCTCAATTCCAATTCTTTTTTCCTTATTTTATCTCTTAATTCTTTTTTCTTTTGTCTGTTCTCTTTAATTAAAATATGATATTCTTCAATATTAGAAATATGTTTATTCCTGTTAGAAAACCGATCTCCAATAGAAGATTTATAGGCTTTTAGTTCATATTTAAGTAATTGTTTATTTCTTTTTAGTAATTCTGTAAATTTAATAATTTCAGTTTCATATTTTTTTGTTTTATCCATTAAACATTTATTTTGTAATTCAAATTGTTTCATAATATCGTTTTTCTCTTCAATTATTCTATTTTTTTCTTCTTCTAATTGTTGTAATAATATTGCTTCTTGTTCTAAATGTTCATTTTTATTATCTAATAATTGTTTATTGTAATTATTATCTATTTTATCTAATTTAAAAGGGAAATTAGTTTCAAATAAATCATATTTCTCTTTTTGTTTTAGTAATAATTCATTATTCTTATTTATAGTTTTTTCTGCTTTTTCAGATTGTAGATTTAATAAATTTATTTTTTCTTTGATTTGTAAAATTCTGTCTTCTGTTTCTAAATTATAAAGTTTAATTTTTTTTTTCCTAATATCTTGTTTAGATTTTATAATATCTACTCTTTTAAGATATTCTTCTTTTAGGTTCATTATAAATATTGGTAGATATATTATTTAAGTATTTATTGTAAATATTTATCGGTTAATTTAGGAAAATTAATTATATCGTTTATTTATAAAATGATTGAAAAATTACTTGATGATTTAAAATTAGGAGGTTTAGGAGGGTTAGGTGGTTTAGGTGGTTTGGCAGAATTAGATTTATCTAAACTTAATATACCCAAAAATATAATATATCTTATAATTGCGTTTAAATTAATTAACAATTTAGACAAAATTATTCCACAAAAAGCAAGCCCAATTCCAAATTTTAAAAATATGTGTCCTATCGGGAAAATGCCTATGCCTATGAAAAGCACAGGTAGTAACAATAGTTTTATGTCACTATTCGTTATATTTTTATTAATCGGAGGGGCATTAATTTTGGCAAATAATTTATTAGATAAAATAAATATTTCATTAATGTCTTGTGGAGTTAATTCATTAAGAGATAGTAATATTAAATTACCTACTAATAGAAATATGGGTTGGTGTCCAATGAAAGAAATGAAGGGTAGAAAAATGAGTAAGTGTCCAATGAAAGAAATGAAAGGGTGTCCAATGAAAGAAATGAAAGGGTGTCCAATGAAAGAAATGAGTAAGTGTCCAATGGGTAAGTGTCCAATGAAAGAAATGAGTAAGTGTCCAATGGGTAAGTGCCCATTAATGAAAGAACATATGGAAGAAGGAAAATGTCCTTTAAAAAATATGTCTAAATTTATAGAAAATTGCCCAAAAATGAAGAAATGTCCTTTTTTTTCAAATGAATTAGAAGATAAATTACAAAAATTAATAAATGAAAAAGAAAATTTAGAGTTAGAATTAATAAATGAAGAAGAATTATTAAATGAAGAAGAATTAATAAATAAAGAAGAATTATTAAATGAAGAATTATAAAATATAAAATGTAAAATAAAAAATTTCTAATATAATTATATATATGTCGTTAAAACTGGGTATGAATATATTTAAAAAAAAACCGAAGAGAACAAGAAAAATTTATTGTTCTCCAAAAAATAGTAATAATAAATATAGTTGTTTTAGCAAGGATTCACTTATTAAGATTGTAAAAAAGTGGAATAATACTAATAGAAAAAATAAAATTAAATGGAATGAAAAGAATTCTGTCCCTAAATTATGGGGAAAAATAAATAAAAAACTCAATGATAAATGTTATGGTGAATGGTGTTGGATACAACAGGAATTTGTTAAAAGTATGAATGATAAGGAATTAAAGGCGTCATTTAGACCCAAAACCCCTAAACATTGGTATAAGAAAAAAACAGAATGGTTATCTACAATTGATATAGAGAATGTATTAAATCAGTATGAAAAGGTACATGACGATTTTAGTTTTATAGGTGCTGTTCCAATTGATTTCGACTATGAATATAGTATGGGTAAGTGTATTATAGACGAATTATGTAAAATTAAATTGAGTAATAATGTTAAGAATAGAAAGAATAAAATAGGTATTGTTTTTAATTTAGATAAACACGACGATGAAGGAAGTCATTGGATATCAATGTATATAGATTTATATCAAGATAAAATATTATATTTCGATTCATATGGAGAACCACCCCCGAAAGAAGTAAAAGTTTTAGTTAAAAGATTACAAAAACAAGGGAATGAAATTGGTAGGGAATTAGAATATAAAGAAAATAAAATAAGACACCAATATAAACATTCGGAATGTGGTATATATTGTATAAATTTTATTGTATCAATGCTCGAAGGGAAATCATTCGAGGAAATTACAGAAAATAAGGTAAATGACGATACTATAAATTTAAAAAGGGATTTTTTTTATGCTCCGAGTGAATAAAAATTTATTCTAAAAAAGAAATAGTTTTTTAATTTAAAAAATAAGTTATTAATTATTATTATATTTAATTATTATTTATTATATTTAATTATTATAATGAATAACAATACTTTTTTTAGTTCCAAGAACAAAGATTTATTATATAATATTTGCCGTGATGAATTAATCAAACAAACAGAGTATAATATTGATGATAATAAAAAATATTATAGAACTTTCGGTGAAATTATGGGAATAGTATTTAAACACGCAGATGATACAAATGATTTAACACAATTAAATAAAAGTGTTTTAGGGAAAACTATTCCCTATCTTAAAACAGATATAGATAAGAAAAGACTAACTAATTCTCCTTTATTACCTCCAAACAGTTTAAGGAAAATGACCAAAAATAAATACGAAAATCTAAAAGGTGATATGGCTGAAAATAATGGATTACCTATATCTTTCCGTGGTCAATCAACAAATACCAGTTATGAAAATGTAAATGTTAATAGTGACTATAAACAATTAATGGATAATCGTAAAGACTATTATAGTAATCAAGAAAAAATGAGTAATGGGCAAAATGGGCAAAATGGGCAAAATAGGCAAAATGGGCAAAATGGGCAAAATAGGCAAAATAGCCAAAATGGGCAAAATAGGCAAATTCCAGTTAATTCCAAAGATGAACCAATTGAAGACCCAAAAGTATCAATGGAAAGATTAATGAAAGAAAGAGAGGAATTAAGTAATGATAATAATACAGAGGAATATACTTTAGATCCAATGAGTTTAAATAGTGATTTAGTAAATAATGAGATAGGAACAACAGTTGAACATATGAATACATATGATAGCACTAATGATGAAGTAGATCCAATGAAGTTATATCAGCAATATAATAATGAAAGGGAAATACAAGATTCGGAATATAATAAAATCCAAGAAGATAGAAATAATTTCGAAGACGCAAATAAAGGGAATAATGAATTTATTAATAATATATTAGAGGAAAATAAGGTAAAGAGTATGGTAGAGGAAAATAAATTCCAAGAGAATTTATCTCTACAAATAAATGAGCAAATGAGTAGGGCAAATTTAGGTGATTTAAAAGGACAATTGGACGATCAATTAGATTTTGCGACACAAAATAAAAAAGCAATAAATCTTCCAACCGCAAATGATTTGGCTATAGCGCAGAATAACAATATTTATGAGAATAATGCGTTATTTGAGGAGTTTAAGAAAAGTTTATTTAATACTCGGAAATATATCAATAGAGAACATTTAATAACAATTAATAGTGGTGATAGAGATTGGTTTAATAATACAAAGGAAACACGTTTTTCTTTCCAAGTAAAATTTTCTAATACAGATAATCATGCTGCTATTAAAAATATATTTAAGAATGTTGTATCTATAGAAATGGTAAGAGTATTATTGGCGGTTGAAAATATTCTATTGCCATTCGATAATCGTATTTTTATTGATTTTAAGTCCTTACCATATATTGTTCTTAAAATAGATGAAATAGATGGTTTATATTCGGGTACTAATCAAAATATAGATAAGGCGTTTGCTCATTTATTATGGGATAAAGATAATACTAGTGAAACACTCGATTCAGCAGAAACATTTGCGGATGATGAAAATACTTTTTCTAGACAAAGAAAAAGAGGATATTGTCTTATGGCACCTTTAGGTTTTGAAAAAAAAACATATTATCCTTCTCCACTTTCTTCATTAAATAGATTAACATTAAATTTAATGACACCACAAGGAAAAGAAATTAATAATCATCCGGATGTTTTAACTGTAAGTAATATTAAATATCAAGATTTAGATGATCTTTCAAATTTATATATAAGTGTAAGTACATGTTTTCCATATTTATCAGGAGGAACAGACGATTTAATACTCGAATTAACAATTTCTACATTTTTTAGTAATAGAGTTTTTAGAATTGGGGATAATATTGTTATAAAAAATTTTACCAAAAATTCTATAACAGAAACTGGTATTGATTTAGAATCATTTATAAATAGAGATGAAGGACACTATATAATAAATTTACCTCAAGAAGAATCGGGGACAGAGGGAGATAATATGGGTTTTATACAAAAAATTTATATTTCCCCTCCTGGAAATATAGATTTTACTACAGGTACAGATAGTGAATTAATTATAAATAGAAATTCTTATACTACAAAAAATGCCGATATAATGTCTGGAACTTGTAAAGTAATTAATAAATCTCTCCAATCTAATTACGTTTTCAAAGTAGTTACCAGAGAAGATGATGTTACTAACGTTCTTAGTAACTCCAATATATAATAAACGAAGCAATTAGACCAAAAAAAAGAAGTAATTAGACTAGAATACAAAATATAATAAACGAAGTACAAGCAATAGCAGTAAACGAAGTACAAGCAATAGCAGTAAACGAAGTACAAGCAATAGCAGTAAACGAAGTACAAGCAATAGCAGTAAACGAAGTACAAGCAATAG